ACGAGTTGGTATCTTATCTGTCTGCTGACTTACACGCTACACAACAGGTAGCAAACAAACTAATGTATAGATTAAATAGCAGTGATGTATCTCTGATGGATACAGTTCTACTTACTAATCAATTAGCAGTGGGACTTGCTAAGATATACTGCAGGGGATTTAAGGTTGACTCTACAGCTTTGGAGGATGTGCGTGACCAATACGAAACAGAGCGACACCTTCTCGTAGAGAGTTTAGAAATGCAAGTCAGAGAAGTTATGGGTGACACACCTGTAAACTTAAATAGTCCAGAGCAGTTATCGTGGGTTATCTATGGTAGGAAAGTTAAAGATAAAACAGATTGGGTTACAGCCATTGACCCATACATGACAGGCTCTGATTTCAAAGAAGCTATGGCACAGCATACAACACGATTGTATAGAACAGAGTCAACGCAATGCACTACCTGTAATGGCTACGGCAGGATTCGTAAGACAAAGAAGGATGGTACACCATTCGCTAAAGAGACACGCTGTGTAGACTGTGATGGTAAAGGTTATCTTTATACAGATACAGATAAACGTGCAGGATTTTGTTTTGTGCCACCATCACCGAAGTGGGCATCAGCCAATGGCTTTACAACAAACAAGATGAATCTACAAATGCTTGAGAATACAGCCAAGAACAAGGGCATGAAAGAAGCGGAGCGTTTCTTACGTAATGTGCGTAGGCTGTCTGCTGTGGAAACTTATTTATCTTCTTTCATTGAAGGTATAGCCACACATGTAAAGGATGATAATAGACTGCATGTCAGACTACTACAGCATCGCACATCTACAGGCAGACTATCTGGTGCAGACCCAAACATGCAGAACATGCCCAGAGGTGGTACGTTTCCTGTAAAGAAAGTCTTTGTGTCACGTTGGGATGGTGGAGAAATACTTGAAGCAGACTTTGCACAGTTAGAGTTTAGAGCTGCTGCATATTTGTCACAGGACAAAGTAGCTATTGAAGAAGTTAAGACAGGTTTTGATGTGCATGCGTACACAGCTAAGATTATATCTGATGCAGGTCAACCCACAAGCAGACAGGAAGCTAAAGCACATACCTTTGCACCGTTGTATGGTGCTAGTGGATTTGGTAGGACAAAAGCAGAAGCATCTTACTACGAACATTTTACACAGAAGTACAAGGGCATAGCTGACTGGCATAAGACTCTAGCTAGAGAAGCCTTAGACCATCAAAAGATTGCTACACCATCTGGTAGAGAGTTTGCTTTCCCAGATGTGCAACGTAATAGAAGTGGCAGAATAAGTCACTTTACACAGATAAAGAATTATCCTGTGCAGTCGTTTGCTACAGCAGACATTGTGCCACTGGCACTGCTACACATTGATAATCTTTTAGAGAGAATGAAGTCCTGTATTGTTAATACAGTGCATGATAGTATTGTTATTGACGTGCATCCACATGAAAAAGATGGAGTGATTGATGTTATAAATAGAACTAACAGAGAACTATCATCTTTGATATCAGGTCGTTGGGGAATAAGCTTCAACGTACCACTATTATTGGAAGCAAAAATAGGACATAATTGGCTTGACACTAAAGATGTTATATGATATAACTATGTCTCATTTGTTAAAGGAGAAAACACACATGACAGAACTAACAACGATAGACCCGAATAATTATGGAGCAATGGCAAAGGCTATGGGCATAGCTAACGAAGCACCTGCTAAATCTAAGAGCAGTTCTTTGGCTAGACTACGCATCAACCATTCTCCAATCATGGGTACAGCAGAAGTTAAAGGTAAGAGTGTTAATGTAGAGACTGTTAGCGGTGGTACATATAAACTGGAGATACCAGATGGTGATACCTACTTTGCTAACTCTGTTAAGATTAGACCACACCTACAAAGGTTTATGTATAAAAGGTTTGTAATGGGTGGTGCTAATGCACCTAACAGATATATTAAAACTGTTATGTCTGATAATCTAAATGTAGATTTGAAAGATAATGATGGTGGCTTTAACTGCGGTAAACCTGCAGGTTATATACAGGACTTTAAAGCATTACCAGAAAAGAAGCAGGAATTAATCAAGCAGATTAAAAGAGTGCGAGTTCTTTTCGGTACGGTGGAATTAGTAAATCCTATGACTTCAACTGGTGCGGAAGTGACTGTTGACCCCATGCCTTTTATATGGGAGATAGATAACAGAGATGCCTTCAAAATTGTGGGTGAGCCTTTCGCTAATCTAGCAAAGCTACAGAGACTACCTGTACATCACATGATTACAGCTACTACTGATGAAAAGAAGTTACCCAATGGTAATAGTTTTTTCATTCCTGTTGTGTCTCTTGATGTATCAAAGACTCTGGAAGTTACTGCTGATGACCAAAGCATGTTCGGTGATTTTCTGGCATGGTTGGATAACTACAATCAATACATTCTGAATCTGTGGTCTGAGAAGGCTAACTCTAAAATGGAAGATGATGATGTTGACTTAGTTGATAACATGGTAGACATCGAAGTTGAAGACATCAGCGTGGGTTGCTAATGAACCATCCTGCTGAACTAGCGTTGCATCAATATCTTGAAGATGCTGTCAATGGCAAATCTGTAATGGCTGATAGCACAATACAGCAAGTTGCTAGTGATGTGTCTGAAGCGTTGCAACGTCAGTTCGGTGGGGAGAAAAAGCGTAAAGACTTTCGTTTACGCATGTCGAATGTGGGGAGACCAACTTGTCAGCTATGGTATGACAAGAACAAACCTGAGAAAGCTCTACCATTTCCCACCACGTTTATTATGAATATGATGATTGGGGATATAGTAGAAGCGGTATTCAAAGGTCTGATGACTGAAGCAGGTATACAGTACGAAGATTCAAAAGAAGTTTCTTTGGATGTAGGTAAGTCTAAAGTATCTGGCACGTATGATATCGTTGTCAATGATGCGGTGGATGATATCAAATCTGCTTCAGATTGGTCTTACAAAAATAAGTTTGAGTCCTATGACACTCTCGCAGAGTCAGATGGATTTGGATACATTGGACAGTTAGCAGGTTATGCCAAAGCATCTGGTAAAAGAGCAGGTGGTTGGTGGGTTGTTAACAAAGCCAATGGACACTTTAAGTATGTACCTGCCACAGGTTTGGATATGACTAAAGAAGTTAAGAAGATATCTAATACTGTGAATGTTGTAAAAGCTAATAAGTTTAAGCGTTGCTTTGAAGCGGAAGATGAAACATTTAGGGGTAAGCCTACAGGTAACAAGATACTGAACACGAACTGCAAGTTCTGTTCGTACAGATTTGATTGTTGGTCTAACCTTGTGGAAAGACCTGCAGTCAGGTCACAAGCCAAGCAACCTAGAATGGTTGCGTATGTTCATTTAAAAGAGGAGTATATAAATGAGTGATGTGGAAATGGAAACTCTAGAAGCAGAGATAAAAGAAACGCAAGAGCGTTTAAGTTCTTTGCGTAAAGAGTATAAAGAGAAGAAGTATGCATCCTTAAAAATGGCTATGGAAGCTAAAAGGGAAGCAGACAGGGCTTTAGCTGAAGAGTATAAAGCTCTTGGTATTTCTTCTTTATCTTACAACAGAGGATTCTTTCTCTAATTGGTGAATAGATTCTCTCAGTTTGCGACAGCACGAAAGTATGGGTATCGTAGCGGTCTGGAAATAAAAATCTCTGACTTGTTGAAAGAGCAACGTGTTAAGTTTAAGTACGAGCCTTTCAAAATAGAGTGGGAAGATTTAGCCTACCGCACATACACACCTGATTTCGTGCTGTTCAATGGTGTAATAATAGAAACTAAAGGACAGTTCACAGCATCAGATAGAAGAAAACATCTTGCTATAAAGAAGCAACATCCTAAATTAGATATACGTTTTGTGTTTGAGAATAGCAGACGTAAACTTAGGAAAGGTGCAAAGTCTACATACGGTGAATGGTGTGAGAGATACGACTTTATTTACTATGACAGGATTATTCCAGAAGCATGGATAAAAGAAAAAGGCAAAGACAAATACCCAAGTTTTATAAAGTTTAATGGATACAAAAGGAAAGCATATGGACATAGTAAATAAGCTACATAAGAATGATTTTATAATTAGAGTTCGTCCCAATAAAAATAAAAGTAATGGTGCGTGGTCAGGTAGTGCAGACATAGTAGTTATCACATCAGAAGACAATGACCTTCCAGATAATGAGTGGAGTGAACTCATGCAATTTAGCAGAATGATGTGTGCTTCTGTACCTATCATAGAAGAAGTAGAAACCTTTAGAAACTTATTACACGATTATCTTAATCGTTCCCATGATGGGCAACAAGATTTATTTATTGACAAACCTAAAGATAGTAATATAATACACTTGAAATTTTTGAATGGGGCGAAGCGTAATGAAGAAAAAGATTGATATGGTAAACAGTCCACCGCATTACCTAAAGGGTGGATTAGAATGTATAGATGTAATACGAGCTGCTTTAACTGACGAAGAGTTTAGAGGTTATTGCAAAGGTAATAACATAAAATATGTGTATAGAGAAAGAGATAAAGGTAAAGATGAAGACCTTAAAAAAGCTAGAGTATATCTAAAATATATTGAGGATAAGTAAATGTTAGTTAAGATGCTTATAGCTATAGATATAGACCCAGAGGAGTACCCCATTCCTGCCGATGGTAAAGTATCAGAGGAAATTGAGGATGGCATTCGTGAATATTTTTATGATGTTCAGGGTGCTGAAATTAAAAATATAAAAACATTGAGAGATTGACATGAATAATTTATTACCTACCGACTACCAAAACTTCATTGCGTTATCACGTTACGCAAGATGGAAAGAAGAGGAACAAAGACGTGAGACATGGAGTGAGACTGTAGAAAGATACATAGACTACATGTCTAATCATCTTAAAAAGAAACACAATCATACTATTCCGCAGGTTACAAAGCATGAATTAGAAGATGCGATGATGGGCTTGAGTGTGATGCCTAGCATGAGAGCATTGATGACTGCAGGTTCTGCATTGGATAGATGCCACGTAGCAGGGTATAATTGTTCTTATATACCTGTAGATAGCCCACGAGCATTTGATGAAACCATGTATGTGTTAATGTGTGGCACAGGTGTAGGCTTCTCTGTAGAAAGAGAGAACGTAGATAAATTACCTATCGTAAACGAACACTTTGAGAAGAGTGATACAGTCATAAAAGTTGCTGATAGCAGACCGGGTTGGGCGAGAGCATTACGTGAGCTTATTGCTATGCTATATGCAGGGCAGATACCACAATGGGATGTGTCAGAAGTCAGACCTGCAGGTGCTAGACTAAAAACATTTGGTGGTCGTGCCAGTGGTCCTGCACCTTTGGAAGAACTGTTTGAGTTCTGTATTAATAAGTTTACACAAGCTAAGAACCGTAGGCTGTACCCACTAGAATGCCATGATATTATGTGTAAGATTGGTGAAGTCGTTGTAGTAGGTGGTGTACGTAGGTCAGCGTTAATATCCCTATCTAATCTAGGGGATACACAGATGCGACATGCTAAGTCTGGACAGTGGTGGGAGAATGAAGGGCAACGTGCGTTAGCAAATAATAGTGTAGCCTACAAATCTAAGCCTGATATGGACACATTTATGCGTGAGTGGCTTGCTCTTTACGAAAGCAAGTCTGGTGAGAGAGGTATCTTTAATAGAAAGTCTGCTATCAAACAAGCGTCTAAGAATGGCAGACGAGATGTAGAACAAGAGTTTGGTTGTAATCCATGCAGTGAAATAATACTACGTCCCTATCAGTTCTGTAACCTTACGGAAGTTGTTGTGCGTGAGTCTGACACAGAAGAAACTCTGATACAGAAAGTAAAACTAGCAACTATACTAGGCACATACCAGTCTACTCTTACAGATTTTAAATATCTGCGTAAGATATGGAAAGATAATACAGAAGAAGAAAGACTGCTAGGTGTGTCACTCACTGGTATTATGGACAATGCATTGTTAAGTGGTAAGAGTCCAAGAATAGGCAACAATATAGAAGGGTTGCTAACAAAGCTACGTGAGACTGCTGTTGAAACAAACAGAAAAGTATCTGCTAAGTTAGGTATACCACAGTCTACTGCTGTAACTACAGTCAAGCCTAGTGGTACGGTTAGTCAATTAGTTGACAGTGCGAGTGGCATACATGCTCGACACAACCCACACTATATACGCACAGTTCGCGGTGATAACAAAGACCCACTTACACAGTTTATGGTGGCACAAGGTATACCATCTGAGCCTGATGTAATGAAGCCACAAAGCACCACAGTGTTTAGCTTTCCTATGCAAGCACCATCGACTGCTGTGTTTAGACAAGACATGACAGCTATCGAACAGTTGAATATATGGTTGAAGTATCAGACATATTGGTGTGAACACAAGCCATCTGTAACTATCTCTGTAAAAGAACACGAGTGGTTAGAGGTAGGTGCTTGGGTGTACGAACACTTTGATGAAGTATCAGGCATAAGCTTTCTACCTTTTAGTGAGCATACCTACAAGCAAGCACCATATCAAGACTGCACTGAAGTAGAGTATAAAGATATGTTAAGCAAGATGCCAAAAGGTATTGACTGGAGAGCTTTGTCTGAGTTTGAAAAAGAAGATACTACATCAGGCAGTCGTGAGTTGGCATGCACCGCAGGTGTTTGTGAAATAGTTGACATCAGCGCATAAAGGAGATAAAATGAAAGAGTTACTTTTAAATGCACAAGCAACTTATCTTAGAGGACAAATAAATAAACACTTAGCAAACATAACCGTGTTATTACAGAGTCCAACAGGTATAGGTCAGCATCAAGACATTCAAGAGTCTATTGAAAAAGAGTTAGGTAAAATAGCAGAGTATGATGGTAAACTAAATATGATTGTTAAATACCTAGCACCACAACAACCTCAAAATGAAGGGACATCGAATGACAAAGACAGCACCGTCACCAAAAAATAGAAAGAAGTTTGACATAGACCTGCAGTATGGCAAGGTCAGAGAAAAGCTTGTGGCTGATATGTTGCAAGATAAAAAGATTGAAGTCAAGAGTGAGCGAGATGTGTGGCAGAGAACTGGTAACATTGCTATAGAATACGAATGCTATGGTAAGCCTAGCGGTATCAATGCCACCGAATCAGACTATTGGTTTCACAATCTCTGCATTGGTGATGAAGTCTTTGCTACTCTGGTGTTTGACACAAGAAGTCTTAGACGTATTATAGAGAACTTAGATTACAAGAAGTCTGTGTCTGGTGGAGACCACAATGCATCACGTATGTATCTACTAAACTTACAGAAACTATTTTCGTCTGATGTTATAAAAGCATTCAAGGAGAAGAAGGATGCAGCATAGGAAGTTCAAGAGGTATGATGCCCCACTTAAAATACAATTTAGGTGGGGATATGAAGCGTTCAAGAAGGGCGGTAAATATAGGCAGATAGGTAACAGGAAACTGTTTACAGAGTTTCGCCCTCGCTTCAAGGAAGATATGCAACTCAAAGAGTGGCAACGTGGTTTTAATACTGCGTATTTTGAGAACCTGTCGAGGATAAAAAAAGATGAACAACTTAGAAAAGGAAGCTAAACAGTTTATGAAATGGAAAAACATTAGCACAATAAGTGCTACAGAATATCAGCAGTCTGCATGTAAGACAGCTATATTCCCAAAAGAATTAGGTGTGCAATATCTTGCACTCGGTCTCACTGGTGAAGCAGGAGAAGTTGCAAACAAAGTAAAGAAGTTAATACGTGATGGGGGAGATACACCAGATAAGCGCAAGGAGATAGGCAAAGAGCTTGGCGATGTGTGTTGGTATCTGGCTGTATTAGCGGAAGAGTTGGGTTCTAATCTTGGTAAGATAATGGAAGACAATCTTAATAAGTTAGAAGACAGAAGAGCAAGAGGAGTGCTTGGTGGTTCGGGTGATAATCGTTAGCGTCTAGCCATCAAGCCACCACGATTGAACTTGTCTGTTAGTAGGAATACCATGCGTTTAAGGTCTTCATAATTAGGACCTATTGTAGGTTTATCTTGTAACAATTCCGCACGAGAGAACTTATCTTTCAGCTTTTCTTTTAATTTTTTGTCTGACACACCTCTAAGGCTAGATTTACCTGTATCTGTAAGGTATTGCTTATCCTTCATTCGCTCAAACACTGATGCAAGCATTTGTACATTTTCTTTTTTCTCTCCCTCTGGCAATAACCTACCAAGTTTTTCCACCGTTCTATCAGTGTCCTTAAAAAGAGTTTGAAGCAAAGAGTCGTATGTACCTCTAGCACCATACTGTTCTGTAAATTGACCTAGAGCTTGCGTGTCCTTCAAAAGATTCTTTAAATCTGCATAGGCATCCTGAACCCTTTTAGCAACTGTAGGAGAGCTAGGGTTGAGTGTATTCATTCTTGTGTAAAATGAGTTTATGTTATCTTTAACACCAGTGGCAAACCGTTGACCTGTTTTAACTCTATCTTCTAGTGACATTTTACCAAGATTTTTTAGCTTATCTCTATCAACAGAGTCTTCTAATCTGACAGTTCTTTGAGATAATTGTCTTATGTTTTTTAGTTCTTCTGGTGTACTAAAAGCTATTTCAGCTTCCTTGTGTCTGGTTCTTGGTAAACCTGCAGCTGTATCATCTTGCGCGTATTGTGATTTAGTGCTAGGAGCAGTGTACTCCTCTCGTGTCATACCCCTAACTTTACCTCTAGGAAATGGAGCAGATACTACATTAGCAGGTACGAGGTCTCCAAAAGACCTTTTTATAGATACAAGTGGGTCTCTTGATGTTGATAGCATCTTCTTGCCTAACTCAGCATGCTTACCTGATGCACCTTTTGAACCACCTATACCTATTTCAACACCTTCTTCAAAGTCTGTAAAGGGCATAAAGCCCTCTCTTTCTAAAATATCTGCTCTGGTTGTATCCGCGCTATAGTAAGTTACATCAGGTCTATAAGGTTGACTTACACCTGCTGACCCATGAAATACTCTAGGCACAGGTCTGTTCAGTTCTTGTATCATAGCTCTACGTAT